TTAGGCAATATCTCGGCATTATTAGAGGATAGATTAATTAGAAGTGAATATATAAATGCTACTGAAAATCTTAGTGTATCTGGTGATGTTAAAAAGTCAGCTTAATTAAACTCAGCTAACCCTTAGCCCCCCCTTAGCCATAAACTAGGGGGGGTTTTTTTATGCCTGTATTAAACTTGATTAACACTTAGGGGCTATAGCTACAAAATTCCACACTATCCCCTTAGCTTATAACTGTTAAACACCAATAACCCCTTAGCTATCCCCTAAGGATAATTATTTTATATTTATTTGACTTGAGTTTATACTTAGGGACACGCAGGGGGCATGGGGGGTAGCCTATACTATACATACGTACACACCAGAAAATCCCTGATGTCACTGTTAACTACCTCTGGGCCAGAATATAGGGGATATTATTCTGATAAAATACTGATAAATCCCCTGACCATCCCCTAAGGTATCCCTAAGGGGAATGTACGAATAGGTACCCTATAGATATAAAGCCTCCCCCAGGGGTATATTTCTATTATACACCTCATATTCAATTTTGTCAATACCTAATTTAAAAAAAATATTAATTTAATGCTTGACAAAATTGTAATAGTAGCTATAATTATATAATATAAGCTAAATATAAATTAAAGGGACACACATACTCAGAATATAGTAATATATACAGGGTCATCACTAATTTATATTTAACAATTGGTACCAATTAACAACTTTAAGGTAATAAAATGGCAAAAAATAAAACATACGGACAGTCAAATTTGCTGTCTGCATCAGAAAAAGAGAAAAGAGCTCCCAAGTTTCTTAGAAGTATCTTCGAAAGTCCTTCTAAAAAATCAGAAAGAGTATCTACAGCATCTAATAAAGCTAAAAGATTAATGAGTGATAAGATTTCAGCAGCAGAAAGTAATTATGCTAGGGACAAATCTAGAGGCACGCCAGGTAAAATGTCTGAAAAAATGAAAATGGACAGAATGGTAGCTAAGAAAAGATCAGAAAGATTTGATCCTACTAAAATTAAAGCAGCTGATAAAAAAGAAAGTTTATTAAAGAAATTTAAATCTTCTAAAACATTAGCTGAATTTGCAAAGAAAATCAAAAATAAATAAATCAGAGGTTGATACACTTCCATTTAAAGAATTTATGGAAGTAATTAATGCAAACAATGGATTCTTCTATAATTCCAAGTCCAAAGAAAAACTTAACCGATATGCAGGAGAAGTTTCTCGAAGTACTATTCACGGAAGCAAAAGGAGATCCAAGAGTTGCAGCCGAGATAGCAGGTTACGCTAAACACAGTTACCCTAAAGTTGTTAGAAATTTAAAAAAAGAAATTACAGAATTAGCAGAGAACCATTTATCCACACACTCTGCTAAGGCAGCAACCCGTCTCACAGATTTGCTAGACGAAGATGGTACTACTCCGCACGCAAACATCCGTCTAGCCGCTGCCACTCAATTATTAGACAGAGTTGGTATCGTAAAGAAAGACCAGTTAGATATTAACATGAAAGCAGTACACGGTATATTTATACTGCCAGCAAAAGATGGAACCGATCAAGATCAAGAGAAAAGCTAGAACTATTCCATTTGGTTTTAAACAATCTGATAATCCAGATTACATTGAACCAGTAAAAGAAGAATTAGAAGCACTAGAGCAAGCTAAGAAATATTTAAAAACTTGTTCACTTAGAGAAACAGCTCAATGGCTTCATAGAAAAACAGGTAGATACATTTCACATGTCGGACTTAAAAAACGAGTTGAACGAGGTCACACCTCCGAAACCCAAGAAGAAACCGAAACGACAGAAAGCTAAACAATCTGCCAAAGAAATTCTAGCAAGAAAACGTAAGAAAGTTGCACAAGCAGAACAAACGCTACGTTCAGCGAAGATAGCTGCAGAAAATACCAAAAGAAAACTGTTAACTATTAACAAAGCTCTTGAAGGTAAAGACACACAACTACTTACGGAAGATATAATAGATAGTGCTCCTAAGACAATACAAGAGCATGTAAAATCGCAAGATGTAATCTTCAAGCCAAACGGTGGCCCACAGACACAATTTCTTGCAGCTTCCGAAAGAGAAGTATTTTACGGTGGAGCAAGAGGTGGAGGCAAGTCTTATGCCATGCTAGTAGACCCACTTCGATATTGTTCCAAGGCTCATCACAGAGCACTGTTAATAAGACGTACAATGCCAGAGTTAAGAGATTTAATTAGTAAGTCTCAGCTATTATACTCAAAGGCATATCCAGGAGCAAAATGGAGAGAACAAGAAAAAGAATGGCGATTTCCCTCGGGAGCAAAGATAGAGTTTGGTTACGCAGAGAACATGACAGACGTTTTACGTTACCAAGGTCAATCATACACATGGATAGGAATAGACGAACTTCCACAATATCCTTCGCCAGATATATATAATTTTTTAAGATCTTCTTTAAGATCAGTTGATAAGGACATACCTGTCTATTTAAGAGCTACAGGCAACCCAGGTAACATTGGATCACAATGGGTTAAAGAAATGTTTGTAGACCCTGCAGAACCAAACACTGCATTCGATATAAAAATAGACACACCTGTTGGAGTAAAGACTATTACCCGTAGATTTATTCCTGCTAAGTTACAAGACAACCCTTATCTGATGCAAACGGATGACTACTATGCCATGCTTGCATCTTTGCCTGATACTCAAAGGAAACAATTCCTAGATGGAGATTGGGATGCATATGAAGATTCAGCGTTTCCAGAATTTAATAGGGCACTTCACGTTGTCGAACCTTTTGAAATACCTAAAGGCTGGTATAGGTTTCGTGCTGCTGACTGGGGTTATAGTTCTCCTGCTTGTGTTCTATGGTTTGCTGTTGATTACAATAATAACTTGTGGGTCTATAGAGAGTTATATACTTCCAAAGTTACGGCAGATGTTTTCGCCAGACAAGTAATAAATTTAGAATCGGGTGAGTATATTCATTATGGAGTACTCGACTCAAGTACATGGGCTAAGAGAGGTGATGTAGGCCCAAGTATAGCAGAGACAATGATACAACAAGGTTGTAGATGGAGACCATCAGATAGATCACCTAAAAGTAGAATTAGTGGAAAACTTGAATTACATAAAAGGTTTTCTTTAAATGGTAAAGAACCAGGCTTAAGAATTTTTAATAACTGTAAAAATTTAATTAAGACAATTAGTAGTTTACCTGTGGATGATAAGAATCCAGAAGATGTAGATACTAACGCAGAAGACCATGCATATGATGCGTTAAGATATGGATGTATGAGTAGACCTATGCACCCTAAATATGCAGAAAGATTTAAGCCTCTGTTTACACCAGAGTTTAACCCAGCAGATAACAAATTTGGATATTAATTATGAATAGAATACATCACAAGGTAAATGTTTATTTTCAAGACGCAACAAAGCGTGCTAAAGAAATGATATTATGTAGATATTTTAAAAAGGCTGTAGATAAAAATGCTAATGGTACACGTAAGTATGTTATCAAAGCTGGAGCTAATAAAGGAAAAGTATTATAATGCCTTTGAATGCTAAAGGTAAAAAAGTTTTAAAAGAATTAAAAGAACAGTATGGTGCTAAAAAAGGTACTGCTGTTTTTTATGCAATGGAAAAAAGTGGGAAGTTAAAAAATGTTACAGAAAAAAAGAAAACTTCCAGAGCTTAATAAAAAAATATTTCCATATGATTTGGTAATTGCTTACTGGGAAGATATTGTATCAGATGCTTCTTGGGTAGATATACCAGATATAAAAAAATCAACTACAGCTATTTGCTGTACAGTAGGATGGCTAATGAGAGCAGACTCAGAAGTAACAATCCTTATGTCAGATTTTAATTTTGAGTTAAACAACAAAGAAGTTAGACAAGGTGGTGGTCATACTGTGATTCCTACTAAGAACATACTTAAAATTAAAAAAGTAAAAATATAACAGGAGGAACGATGGAAAAAAGTTTTGATCCAAAAGCAAAAGTTAAACAAGGTCAATTAAGTGACTCACCTGAAGGTAAGCAACCTAACAGAGAGTCTATGAATATTGATTTTGATAAACATGCTCCAGGAAAATACAAGTCAGAAAATTATTTAAAAGATATGGATGTACCAACTAAATCTGGTTCAGAACATGTACAAGATAGTTTTTTTAAATTAGCAGACGAAAAAGATTATTAATCAACAGGGAGAAATCATCATGATGAAAAAGATCAAACAAGGAGATTTATCTTCTGCAAGTGAAGCAAAAAGACCTAATGATAAATTAGAGATTAATGCTAATCAAAAAATTACTCAAGGTTCTATGAACACTGGTAAAGATGCAAGAGGAAAATCAAAATCTAAAGTAGATCCAGCAATCTTCAAAATGGCTGAACAAAGAGACTACTAAGTTTTAAATGGAAGATAATAACAATAATAGTGCTAGTTACGAATCGGATGGTAATCCATTAGTAGGATATATACGTAATAAATTTCAAGAATCTGAAACATCAAAAGTATATGATGAGAAAAGATGGTTGAAAGCATATAGAAACTACAGAGGATTATATGGGCCAGAAATGGCTTTTAGAGATTCAGAGAAGTCAAGAGTATTTGTTAAGATAACAAAGACTAAAGTACTTGCTTCATTTGGACAAATTATTGAAGTATTATTTTCCCAAAATAAATTTCCTTTAGGAATTAATCCTACTTCAGTACCAGAAGGTATTGCAGAGAAAGCTCATTTAAAAAGTCCACAAGAACAACAACAGCCAGAAGCTCCAGAAGAAATGGATCCTTATGGTTATGCAGGTGATGGTAAAGGTATTCCTCCTGGTGCCACTGCTACAGACTTAATGAGAAATCTTGCACAGGAATATGAGAACGTAGGATTTGAAGAAGGCCCATCAAGTATGGGTACTCCACAGATAGAACCTGCTAAGTTAGCAGCAGAAGCTATGGAGAAATTAATTCATGACCAATTAGAAGAAAGTAAAGCTATTACTATCATGCGTCATGTATTTTTTGAAATGGCATTATTAGGTACAGGTATTTTAAAAGGGCCATTTACAGATGCTAAAACATATCATAGCTATGATACTACAGAA